AAGTCGTCTTTGCTTGCGCCATCGGGTTGCCACCGCTTTCCAGCCGCACAATCCGTCTGAGCAGTTCTTCGTAGGTCATACCCTGATCCACTGCTTTTCGATTGAACCGTCTATAATCGCCAGACGCCGCAGCACCTCGGCCTTCCGATCCTCCGGCAGATTGTATATCCGTTTCCGGTTGTCATCCAGATAAGCCGTGCAGTTCCAGCAGTCGCGGCCCGTTTTCTCGCCTGCCTCATAACCCGGTGGCAGTTCAGCACCGACTTCCTTGAGGTACTCAAACACCTGCTGCTCGGTCCAGCTCTGGATCGGCATTACATACTGGATGCCATCAACAACCTGACCATGCACCGCCGTTGACTTGCGCCGGTCGTTGCCACGCTGCCCCTTCACCAGATACCGGATGCCGAGCCCCTTGCAGGCATTGTACAGCGGTATCCAGATGTTTGCCGCACAGCAATCCAGATGCGACTGCATCAGCGGCCCCTCGTTCCCAGTTATCAGTTTGCCGATCAGCGTGTTTTCAATCGGCAGAACATCGACAGGCCAGCCACGTTCACGCACGTTGCCGGGTTGATCTGACTTTACATGGATGAAGTGAGGAAGACGCTTCTTCCACCCCTCCATGTACTCGACCATCTCAGGATAAGCTGCTCCCGTATCTAGCCATACCACATATGTGGTATCCCACCTCTCACGGTATAGGTAAAGGCAGGCAAGGCTGTCCTTGCCGCCTGAAAACTGGATGGCTGTGTCGATCACAGAGACGCCAGCGTTGAGAGGATCGAGGCAGCCGAGGCAGCCGCGCCCAGCCCAGTTAGCAGGCCGGAACCAGAAGGACCGGGGCCAGTCTGCGTGTTCTGTTGTCCATACGGGGTGACGCCGAGAGCCTGCAGCGGGATTTGCAACTGCGTCAACGGGAACTGCTGCTGCTCTGTGTACGCTTGCCGCGCTGCTTCCAGTTCCGCCTGCTGCTGCTGCTGGATCGCAGACTGGGCAGCCAGCGCACCAGTCGCCCCGGTGAGGAAGGCTTCCTGACCAGCGCCAGCAAGGCCACCAAGGGTCTGTGCGCCAGTGAGGCCCAACTGCGCCCCGGTGATCCCGGCAGCCTGATTGAGACGGGCAGCCTCCATCTGGCGAGCGATGTCAGCCTGCGCTGCCGCCTGCGCCTGCGAATAGCCTTGCGACATCAGGTTCGCAGCCAGCTGACCAGCCTGCTGTTGGGCTGCCGCATTCACGATGCCCTCTTGGATCGCCTGACGAGAGCCACCAAAAGCACGGGCTTTGATGGCGGCATCGGCAGCCTGATTGAGCCCGGTCAGGCGCTGCTGATTGAGCGTGTCCAGCGAGGTCTGCAGGACCGACTGGGTGTACGGGTTCATGTACGGCGATAGGTCCGTGGAGGACAGCTGACCGGCAGACACCTCTGTCGGCTGATACCCGCCCGCCTGTGCAGCCATCTGCTGCGCGTAGGCATAGGCAGGCTGGGCCAGTGCGTAGTTGTTAGCAATGGCTCCAATGGTGCTGATCTGCCCCGGCGTCATCGAGGCGACCCGCTGGCCTTCATACGGACCCTGCAGGTTGCGGGAAACATCGTAAGCCGCAGCAAGATTGCGCTGTCCGGCTTCCTGCACCCACTGCGGGATTTCGGTCTTGTTCACGACCGTCTGTGTTCCACCGCCACCGCTCATGTCAGTTCCCTTTGATAAACCGTATGCGTGGTCTTCCACCCATACTCAGGGTTGAACTTCTCCCAGCCCTTGCGAGCCGATGCCTGCATGAAGTTGCACTCCATTTCGCGTGCAAACTTCTCAACTTTCTTGTGCAACTTTAACACGGCCTTCATTTCACCGGCAGCCAGAAAGATATTCAGATACCGTTTCTGCGGACACTGGATCACCTCTGTCACCGCCATTCCACCGTTGTTCCAGAACAACTGAAACCGGCCTTCCTCCAAACCCTGCACGATGTCATGCAAGGCAAATGTGCCGCCGCCATGCTCAAGCGCCTGTTCCAGACGGGCGATCATATGCTCCCGGTCGATCAATAGGGCGGTGCTCCCTGCTGACCCAGCGGCACGGATGTCGTAACCAGATTGCCTGCGTTATCGACTGTGACCTTCCAAACCCCGCCATCGGGAGCCTGAAGCAAAACGCCTTCAACAGCCTCCAGCCTGCCAATGGACTGCCCCAGCACCCGCTCCAGCAGGGAGAAGGCAAACCGGAAATACTCGCGATCATAGCCGCCCGGAGGCGTCGGCAGATTGATTATCACCGGCCACCCCCCGGCACGATCTCCAGACGCATCTCACCGATGCTCCACTCGCCATCCTCGGTGGCAGCGATCTTCACGCGGAAGTCGCGGCCTGTAACACGCATATCTGTGTAGCCGGACGCACGAGGGTTGTACGGACCACTCGTCGTCTCAGCCGACTCCGGCGTGAATGACGAGAAGAACGTCAACTGCGTGCTGTCGTAACCATACCCGCTATCCGTGATCGCCTGCCTGACGTGCGTGATCTGGTTACCGTTCTGTATGTTAATGGAACCAGTCTCAGCATAGCGGCCAGTGGTGATCGGCGTGCCTGCCGCCGTCCACCCGCTCTCCTGCTGATAGATGTCGTTCGCCTCATCAGACGCCAGCGGATACTGAAACACGCCAGAACCGCAAGCAGCCGTTCTGGTCATCGTATCCGTGATGCCCCACCAGCCTTCTGCGTAGTTATAGTAAACAGCATGGTCTGGGACTGACGAACCCTGCGTCGGATACCAGAACCAGACTTCGGGAAAGATGTTGTTTTCGGAACCGTGCGTCCAGAGCGAACCAACCTGTGGGTCAACGTCATCGAACACATAGGAACCAACTTCACACGGAAGCGGGCGAACCGTGCCGCCGTCGTACAGGTAGAAGCTCTCACGGCCCATCCAGATGCAACGGCCAGAAAATGTCGCATAGGCTTGAGGTGCAATCAGGCCGCAGCCGAAACCGATGCGCTCGATTTGATATACATACGGGAGGCCGATGTAGCGCATGAGCCACGCCTCATCTTCCGTGAAGATCAGTGTGCCCTCACGAACAGGAGCAGCCATGACGATCTTGTTCTGTGTATCAAGGTCAAGATAGCCAGCCGTGTTCGTGGGATCAGCATAATCCCAGTCTGTATAGTCTTCACGCGACGACCAAGCCACGCGGCGTGTGTTGCCGCCAGCGCCGATCAGAACCGCATGTCTCTCTGGCGTAACGATGACGCCACGATTATTTATAGGTGGAAGATCGGCAGCAATAGAAGTCGCTGTTCCGCCTGTGCCAGTGGTGTTCGTGCCAGAGTTCGCGTAGGTGAACGTGGTCAGCGACGGCGTGCTGGTGATCGTATAGGTGCCGTTCAAACTGCCTACGCTGTTTCCTGCGATGACAATTTGGTTGCCGGTGACAAATCCATGATGGTTTACTGTTGTCACCGTCGCCACGTTTGATGTGCGGACGATGTTGACGATGGTATTGTGGCCGACTGGACCTGCATACTGTTCTTCATGGTTCCAATGCAGCAAGCGACCATCTGACGAGGCCACAGCGAGAATATCGCCGCCCCAGTTGTCGATGGTCCAAGAGAACGTCGGCAGGAAGCTCTGCGTCGGGCTACGCGGATACGTTGGGTCTGTGTCCAGCCCGTAGTACGTGTCGCCGTAGTTTCCAGTTCCAAACGCACCATAGACACCAACGTCTGCTCCGACGAATCCCGGCGGCGTGATGTCAGTATATGTGGAACCGTTTAGAACGTACAATTTGTCTTCGCAGCCAAGCGCGCAGTAGGTAGCGCCGTCATATCCTGCCCACGGGAAAATTCTGCGGATAGTGCTATCAAGCGGAGTATTGGTGATCCGCTGCCAGCCGCCGACCGGGAGCAGTTTGCCAGCACGCCATCGGATCAGGTTTCCGTCCCAGTAGCGGCCTTTGACCTGCAACGGGGTAGCAGCTTTCACGATCCCCGGCGGAATGTTGACTGGCGCAAGAGGCATCACTTCTTACCTTCGCAGAAGCCCTCGCGGCGGGCATTGTTAATCTTCACCTCAGTGATCGTCTGCGGCGTATCCTTCGACGACCACGAAATGTCACGCCACACGGTGCAGGCGCTGTCAGTCCCGCCGATGGCCGTCGTTTTGAAGCAGCCGGTCAGGAGAAACAGCGGCAGCATCACCAGCAGCAATCGCATCTTGCGTCCTCTTCAGAGCATCAGCCGTCGCTTCAGCTTTGATTTCGTTGATGGCGTCTGCGCGGATTTTAACATACACCCCGCCTAAAGCCACGATCAACACACCGCCAATCAGGATATAGCGGCCCAATGGGGAGAACAGAAGCCCGATCATGCCGCCTCCTCGTCCAGACGCTGCTTGCGGAACCACCAGACAGCTGCCGCCGCGACAATAATCACGACAAGGATCGCGACAGTCGGACTGATTGCCGACAGGATGTCCTGTCCTTCCTTCACCAGCGGCATGACCTCCTGCACTACAGCCACCGTTCCAAGACCGCCAGCCGCCACCGCAGCATTGGCTTCCTTCGACTGCGTGATCGACTTGGATGCCTTTGGTTGATCCGGCGTTGCACGGGCTTCGTGAAGGTCAAGCGGCTTCTCAGTATCAACGCCACGCCACAGTTTAGCCTCTGCACGACGGCGGCGGACAAGCCCTGCGATTTCCTTACCACCGGCTCGCGTCCACTTCATAAGCTCGGCAGGAACGGCGTCAAAGTTGCCCTCATTTACCCGCTTCAGCAGGGTGGATTTCTTCAGGGAGCCGAGCCCGCAGTTAAAGGCGAAGGATACCAGCACGTCAAACTGCGCCTGCGTGACATTGACCTCCAGCATCTTTTCAACGCCGAGCTCAAAGGAGGCAAGATCACGGGCAAGGATCGTGGAACTTTCAGCGGCGGTGATCGTCATGCCTTCGCTGACTTCAGGCGCACCGGCTGCTGATGTATGTCCGACGCCGATGGTCCAGACGCCCGCGCTGCACTTGTACGCCTTCAACCGCTCGCCCTCGAACTCACGGATGTGGTTGATGCCTTCTGCCGATGTCTTCATGTTTCACCCGCCGATTAGAATTGCCAATGTAAACAAACCAACAACAAGAACAACCGCGACCAAGGCAATCGCGCCGAGAAGCGCCAAATCTTCCCTCATCTGCGCTGCGTCTCGTTTGCGCTGTTCCTCCAGTATCCGCTGCTCCTTGCGGACGCGGATGATCTCTTTCTGCACCTCGTCCCAGCCCCGCAGGCCGTACTTGGCGACGAACTCATTCTTGACCTGTTCAGCCCATTCTTCCGCCTGTTTGC